TGCTCTTTATCTTAAACTCTTCAGTGGAGAGATGTTTAAAGGGTTCCAACATAACACAATCGCACGTGATCTTGTCACGAAGCGTACACTCAAGAACGGCAAATCTTTGCAGTTCATCTACACTGGTCGTATGACATCGGAGTTCCATACTCCAGGAAATAGCATCCTAGGTAACACTGATGGTGCACCTCCAGTTGCAGAGAAGACGATCACTATTGATGATCTTCTGATCAGTTCTGCCTTCGTCTATGAGCTCGATGAGACACTTGCTCATTACGAATTAAGGGGTGAAATTTCCAAGAAAATTGGTTATGCACTCGCAGAAAAGTATGACCGTTTGATTTTCCGTGCTATCGCTAAAGGTGCACGTATTGCTTCTCCTGTTTCTGCTACTAACTTTGCAGAACCCGGTGGTACTCAAGTTGCTGTCGGTACTGCAGAAGCTGATGCATACAACTCAGCAAAATTGATTTCCGCTTTCTATAACGCAGCCGCTGCGCTCGACGAAAAGGGAGTCAGCACTGACGGACGTGTGGCCGTATTGAACCCACGTCAATTCTACGAATTGATCCAAGCTGTTGGTTCCAACGGCCTGGTGAACCGTGATGCTCAAGGTACTGCTTTGCAGTCTGGCCAAGGCATCATCGAGATTGCTGGTATCAAGATCTACAAGTCAATGAACATCCCGTTCTTTGGCAACTACGGTGTTAAGTACGGTGGCGCTGTCACCACTCCTGGTAACACAGGTGACTTCATCGGTAGTGACACTGCACTTGAAGATGGCGGCAGTGCAGCCGGTATGAACAACAACTACGGTGAACAGAATGCTTTTGATTCCACTTGTGGCCTCGTGTTCCAACGCGAAGCTGCCGGTGTTGTTGAAGCAATTGGTCCTCAGGTCCAGGTGACCAGTGGAGACGTGTCTGTTCTGTACCAGGGTGATGTGATCCTTGGCCGTATGGCTATGGGTGCAGACTTCCTGAACCCTGCTGCTTGCGTCGAGCTGTATGCAGGTTCTTCTGCTCCTACTGCGTTCGGTGCTACCTACCCAGCAAACGCTTAATTTTATCCAACTATGGGGATCCTTCGGGGTCCCTTTTTTTTAATTATATGACTACTCCCTCTACGATTTCACTCGATACCGAACTATCCGCAGTCAACTCAATTCTGGGGAGTATCGGTCAAGCCCCAGTCAACACTCTTGACTTCACCAACCCTGAAATTTCATTCATTCACAACCTGGTACGTGAAGTAAATATCGATGTCCAGAATGAAGGCTGGTCTTTTAACACTGAATATAACTACAAGTACTCACCAAACATAGATGGTCACTACATCATCCCTCCTAATGTTATTAGATATGATGTCACTGATGGTCAGAACATTAAGACTACAGACGTAGTTAAAAGGAATGGCCGCTTGTATGACAAGTACAACCATACCGATGTCTTTACTACTGACTTGTATTTAGACGTAGTGACTCTGTATGAGTTCAACGACCTACCGTCTGTATTCCAGCGGTACATCATTCTCCGTGCAGCCGGTCGTGCTGCTACTCAACTTGTTGCTAACCCTCAACTGGTAGAGCTACTAGGTACACAAGAGGCACAGTCACGTGCAGCTTGTATGGAATACGAATGTGATCAAGGCGATCACACCTTTATGGGTTGGCCTAATGGCACGTCCTATCAAGCATATAAACCACATCATGCACTAAGGCGCTAATGACAAGTATCACTCAAACAATTCCAAGCTTTACAGGTGGCATCTCACAGCAGCCTGATGAGCTAATGCTTCCAGGTCAGGTCAAAGATCTACTGAATGGTGTACCAGACATTACAGAAGGTCTAGTCAAACGTCCTGGTTCACGCTATCTAAATTCATTGAGTGGTGCTACAAGTACTGGTTCTTGGTTTAGTTATTATCGTGACCAATCTGAAGGTGCATATATAGGTCAGGTTCAGACCAACGGTTCAGTCAATATATGGAGGGTTAGTGATGGTGCTGCCCAAAATGTGACTGGTGGTGCATCGGGATACTTAACTCATTCTACTACTGCTGACCTTAAGTTCTTAACTGTTGCTGATACTACGTTTGTTACTAACACTACTAAAACTGTTGAGCACAGAGTAAATGATTTTTCTCCTACAAGGGCTGAGTCTGTTGGTAGGAACGGTGAACAATTCCAAACCTTTATTGAATTAAGGCAAGTCTCACATGGGCGTGAATATAGTTTTGATGTAGCTAGTCCTAGTGCTGTTGATGAATTTGTTGGCGGTAGTTCTATTAGAGGTACAGTCACTGAAATAAGCCTAAAGGATCCTAATGATTCTCCCTTCTATCAACCTACAAAGACTGGTATTGTTACTGATGCTACAGGTCAACGAGTAACAATTGACAGGAATGAAAGTGTAAATAGTGGCGCTAATACTTACCAAGGATTAGATCCTGAACTGCCTTTTCAGGGTACTGGGATCTTTGAGATTAATAATGGTTCTACTCCAGGATCAGGTATGGTGGTCCGGCTTACCGTAACGGGACAAGTCAACCTTTCTAAATATGCTGGTCAAGATATTAAGGGTGATGAATACGTCGGTGTTTATAATACTAATGTAGAGCTTCTGCATGGTGGCAATAACTATGAAGCAGGCACTGACGTAACAGTAGAGCTTAAAAATGTAACTCATACTATACGTATTGAAAAGGTTCAACCTGTCGAAACTAAATTAGATCTTGGTACTTACAGACCACACCCCACAAGTTTTGATGCGAACCAAACTATCTCTGCTGATACCATTCTAGACATTCAAAAAGCTAATGCTAACATTACTCCACATGTTCAAAAGATTGGTAATGGATTCTTTCTTTCACACGACACTGCTTTTAATGTAACCACAGCTCAGCCTGATCTTTGGCGGATTACATCTAGGGAAGTCAACGATGTATCTGAACTTCCAAGGCAATGTAAGCACGGCATGATTGTCAAGGTTGTTAATAGTAGTGAATCACAAGAAGATGATTTCTATTTGAAATTTGTAGGTGAGAACAATATAGATGGTCCTGGTAAATGGGAAGAATGTCTTGGGCCAGGAAAGCGTTTAGGTTTTGATACAGATACTTTACCAATTATTATTCAGCGCCAACAAGACAGTTCTGGAAATATTACATTTAAAGTATCTAAACCATTGAGGCAAGATGGCACTGTTGCTTGGGAAGATCGGCAAGTAGGAGATGATACTACTAATGACTTCCCTACATTTAGAGGAAGAAAAATTTCACAAACTTTCTTTCACAGAAATCGTCTTGGCTTCTTGTGTGAAGACAACATTATTCTTAGTCAGGCTGATGAGATCTTTAACTTCTTTAACAACACTGCACTTGTAGTGTCTGGTAATGATCCTATTGATATTCAGTCAAGCTCTACACAGCCTACTAGGTTTGTTGATTGTATAGAAACTAATACTGGGTTGCTTGTATTTGGTGAGACGCAACAGTTTATGTTGCATACTGATAGTGACTCGTTAACACCTGATACAGCTAAGCTATCTAACATATCTACTTATAGGTATAGCCCTGAAACTGCCCCTATTAGTTTAGGTACCACAGTTGGGTTCCTTGACACTGCAGGTACATACTCTCGTTTCTTTGAGATGTTTGACATCAAGCGGGAGGGTGAGCCACAGATCATCGATCAAACTAAGGTAGTGTCTAAGTTGATCCCAAACTCTGTCAATCTTATTGCTAATAGCAGAGAAAACAGTACTATTTTCCTTGCGGAAAAAGGTAGTCCAGATCTTTACTTGTATCGATATGTTATTGCTGGTAGTGAACGTATTCAAACAGCTTGGTATAAATGGACATTACCATATGACCTTGCCTATACGTTTGTTCTGGATGACAATCTATATCTAATTTCCTCTGATTACAAACTATTAGAACTCAATTTGCAGGATCGCAATGTCGGAACTTCAGTTGATGATTTTGTACCTGGTGTTAGTTTCTTTGGCGATGATCGTAGTTATCAGATCCACTTAGA